AACTCGTAGAAAAAATTACCGAGGTACAGGCGAAAAATACAGAACTCAGCGCCGCTCTGGAGGCTGAGCGTGCTAAATATAATACAGAACTGAGCGCGGTTAAAACAGAACTGGCTAACCTTAAAAAAGCGCCCGCTACTACTAGCGTAAAAGATACTAAAGCGGTTAACATGGGTAAGGAAAAAACAGCCCCCGCTAAACCGTTCTCGGCTATGTCACTCAGAGAGCGTATAGAATATAATTTAAGCAACAAATAAAAACATTAAAAAAATAAAATGGCAACTACAGTAACTAACAACTCCTCTTATAGCGGTAAAAGCGCGGGGGAGTACATTAAAGCGGCGTTTTTAGCAAATGACACGCTACAACACATCACCGTTAAGGAGAATATTGACTACAGACAGGTAGTTAAAAAACTCGTTAACGAAATTGAATTTGGCCAAAAGGCTTGTGCGTGGACTCCAACGGGTAGCGTGGCTCTGACTGAGCGTTGGTTAACTCTTAAAAAATTCCAGGTACAACAGGAAATCTGTGTTAACTCGTTTCTGTCGGATTTTCCCGCCCTTGACGCCCAACAGGGTAGACTAGACCCCGCATTTACTGAGGCGTTAATTCAAAATATGTTAGAGGGTATTGCCGCTGAGAATGAGCGCCAAGTATGGGTAGGGGACGCAACGGCTAACCAAAACACTGAGTACGACGGCCTTTTAACTTTGATCGGAGCGGACGTAGACGGAGATGTAAATTTTGTAGCGTCACCTGTAGCGATCGACTCTACTAACGTATTTTCTAAGATCCAGGCTCTTATAGCAGAACTACCTACAGCGGTAAAATACGGTAATGAGAAACCTACTATTTACATGGATCCTAGCGTTTGGGAGGCGTTTATGTATGCAAGCGCGGCCGCGGGTAACGGTTGGTATACTTACGGCGGGGCTGAGGTACCTAAAACTTTTATGGGTACATATCCTATCGCGGTTTGCCCTGGTATGCCTAGCGGTGAGTCTACTATGATTATGTCACCTAAGAGTAACCTGTGGTTTGGTACTAACGTACTTAATAATTGGAATGAGGTAACCGTAGTGGATATGCAACAATTCGCAGAGGATAACGTAAGGTTTAGCGCTAAATTTTTCGCCGCCGCGCAGTACGGTATTGGCTCGAAAATTGCCGCTTACTCTACCTGGTTTTAATTAAATAAAAACTAAAAAAAATGGCTTGTAATTTAACTAAAGGTTTTACGTTAGACTGTAACGAGGGTATAGGTGGGGTTAAGGAAATTTTTTTCCAAAAGTGGTCTAATTTCGCTACAGGCGTCACTATTGACGGTACCACGGGCGTAATAGACGGACTACCTACTACTACTATCTACCGTTACCAACCTAACCGTAATACTGGAGCGTTAACCGTAACTCCAACGGTTAACCTGGAAAACGGTACTCTATACTATGTACAGACGGTAGAACTAACTTTAAACAAACTCAGCCCAGATAAAAAACTGGAACTGGAGAGCCTGGCTAAAGCGAAACTAGCGGTATTCGTTAGGTTGTTTGACGACCAAATAGTAATGGTAGGACGTACGGACGGCGCTTTTTTGACGGCGGGAACTTATGCAAGTGGTAAGGCTAAAGGCGACCTAAACGGTTACCAGATCACTATCACAGCCGAGGAGCAAAGCCAACCCGAATTTTTGGACGCATACGACCCAAAGAGTGAAACTCCTTTTGAGAATTTCGCGGGTATCACAGTTAACCCAGCGTACTAAATTATTCAGACTAATATTTAAACGGGGCGGGAATATACCCGCCCTTTTTTATAACATGATAACACTACTTACGGATACGGCTAACCAGACTCTACTACTTTCGTTAGATGAGGGTAGACAGTACTACAGTACGCCGTTTACCCACTATCTAATAACACTACAGCACGAGGAGAATAGTATAGCGGGCACGTACTTAGCACAGGTAGCGACGGTAACGAGTGAGAGCCAACGTATAACGCAACTGGTTATAACTACCGAAACCCTTTTATTACCTGGGCGGTATAGGTACTATGTTTACGGCCAAAACAGTAATAGTAATTTAGACCCTATAGACTTTTGGGTAGTGGGTATGGTAGAACAGGGTTGGCTATATTTGACAGATAACGCGGCGGGTTATACTTTGCCGACTATTACAATAGATAACGACTTTATATATGGCTAATATAGTAAACGTAAACCTAAAGGACTACACGCCCGTAAGCGCGACAGAGCGCCCAGATCGTGGCGGTTGGATCTCTTACGGCGTAGACAATTTATTCCCTCAATACCTGGCAGATCTAGCCGAGACCTCACCTATACACGGGGCCCTTTGTATATCTATAGGCGACATGATAGCGGGTAAAGGGGTTAGCGCGGGGGCCTATCAAAACAGAGCGGACGAACTGAATTTAAACGCTGTTAGTTACGATCTAGCCCATGACTATAAAAAGTACGGCGGGTTTTACATGGAGGTAATTTATAGCGTCGACAGATCCAGGGTAGCGCAAATAAAACATTTACCCTTTACTGAGTGTAGGTTAGCGGTGAGCGGTGAGGACGAACTAATAACGGGTATATTTCATAGTAACGACTGGACGGCGACTAAAAAGAAAAAAAATAAACCTACTTTTTTACCCGTATTTAATAGCCTTAAAAAAACCGAGGAGGCTAAACAGGTTTACTATTGTTTTCGACATACTAGCGGGTTTATTTACCCTAAGCCAGATTACTGGAGCGCGGTAAATTATATAGAACTGAGTAAACAGATTGGTATTTTTCACGTAAACGGAATTAGTAACGGTATGTTTCCGAGCGCTATAGTCTCGTTTTTTAACGGCCAACAGGATCCAGAAACGCAGAAAGATATAATAAGGGACTGGGAGGGAAAATTAAGCGGCTCCAGGAACGCGGGTAAATTTATAATGTCGTTTAACGAGCCAGGCACTACGGCGCCCTCTATTACCCCGCTCACAGTTAACGACGCGGACAAATTATATGAGTATTTAACTACTACTAGTAGGACTGAGGTAATGATCGCCCACAGGGTGACAACTCCTCTACTTTTTGGTATACGTGGAGAGGGCTCTGGGTTTGGATCTAACAAGGACGAAATGGCTACAGGCCTGGAGATCTTTACTAACCAGGTAATAGAACCCGCTCAGCGGCAAATATCTAGGAGTTTAGAGACTGTTTTAGACTGGGAACTCCCAGGCATAAATATATTTATTACACCTAACACGCCGCTAGGGGTTAAAGCGGAGGTAAGTAGTGGGGGAACGGCTGAGGCGGTGAGCACCCAGGCTATGAACGGCGCGCAAATTGCCTCCATGATTGAAATTTGTATGAATGTAGCGACGGGTACTCTACCTGTAGAGAGCGGTAAGGCTATAATGGCGGCCTCGTTTCCGAGTCTCACTAGTCTACAGATCGACGACATATTTAAAAACATTTTACCAGGGTCGGTTAACCCACAGGCCGCCGCTCTGGAGGCTATCCAGACGCTAGGGCTAAGCCTGTCGGGTAAAAAAAAAGAGGTTACACTAGCGGAGTCCTACGAGCCCACTAAAGAAATGGCCGCGGAGGCTGAGTTAGGTTTAAAATGGAGAGAGGAGTACGGTAGAGGGGGTACTGAGATAGGCGTAGCCAGGGCGCGCGACATATCTAACGGGCGTAATTTGTCGTTAGACACGGTTAAACGTATGGTTAACTATTTTTCCCGCCACGAAATAGACAAAGAGGCTGAGGGTTGGAACCAGGGAGAAAATAATTTCCCTAGCGCGGGACGTATAGCCTGGCAACTTTGGGGCGGCGATCCTGGTAAGGCGTGGGCTGAGAGGATAGTAAATAATTTAGAACTAAAAAAGAGCCCCGAATATTTACCCGACAGCGTAGCCCACGACCTTATAGATCTGGGGCACGACCAACCTAAAGACTGGTATTTATTAGACTCTTACGAGGTGGATCTAGAGACGGACGACCTGGAAAATGAGGCGCTAGATACTATTAGCGATGTCAATTTAGCGGAGGTCGGCACTGGTAGCGCAAGACCTAACGCCAAAAGTGAACAGGATAAACAAATAGAGGGCCGTAAATTTTACGTTAGGTACAAATACGAGGGGGAAAATTATCCTAATAGCCGCCCATTTTGTAAGGCCATGCTAGCCGCGGACAAACTGTATCGTAAAGAGGATATAATAAATATGAAAAATTACCCTGTAAACCCAGGTTGGGGGCCGTATGGTAGAGATAAGTACTCTGTCTGGGAGTTCAAAGGCGGTGGAAATTGTCGGCACTACTTTAAAAAATTACTCTTTATCAGTGCTAAAGGGTTTGGGTTGGACTTAAAAAGTCCATTTATTAAAGAACGCGCCTGGGCTGAGGCCGAGAAAGCGGGGTTAAAGATTAACAATAACTGGAGAGTAGGGCGTAAACCCGTGACTATGCCGTATAGAGGGTTTTTAGAGGATAACCCTATTTGGGGTAAAAACGGGAGCGCTTATAAAAAATAAAAAATATGGCTGAAGTACTTTTTATAAACGACGTATATATAAAAAAATATACAAGCGTCAACGGGTCGGTAGATCCTAACCTATTATATCCGTCTATTTTACTAGCGCAGGATAAATATTTAGAGGTTTATCTGGGAACGAACCTAATGGACAAACTAAAGAGCGATGTAGAAAATAATACTCTAGGAGGAAACTACCTAACCCTAATGGATGAATATATTAGGAAGTGTTTACTCTGGTTTACTATGGTAGAGGTTATACCCTACCTAACCTATAAAATAGATAACGGTACTTTAGTACAACGGACTAGCGAGGATACCCAGAGTATAGACGGGGGCGCTATGAAAGATTTAATAAGCCGTAACCAAATTAACGCGGACTATTACCGTAAGAGGTTAGTAGACTATCTATGTGCTAACTCTAGCCTGTTTCCCGAGTATAATACGAACTCATGGCCAGACGTTAGCCCTATCAGTAACCAGGGCCCGACGGCGGGTTATACTTTTAGTACGGGTAATACAGCAACTAGCAGACAGGGAGGTTATAAACGTATAGATCAAATACCATGAATAAAAACAAACGCGCTGAGATAACGGTAAAATTGAGGGAGTATGAGCGCAAAATATTAAATACTCTAAAACATGACCAGAAAAAACCTAAGCCGAAAAATGAACTTTAATTTTTTAGACATAGATCTGAGCGCTCCAGGTGAGGCGCTACTAAAAACGGGCGTATTTTTATTTATAGGTACTTTCATAGATAACCTATATACGGCCCACATACCCCCTATTTTTATGGAAACGGCTAAATTTTGCGCGTATATGGGCGCTAGCGTGGCCTTTTTTAAGTTTTTAATAGAGATCTGGAAAAAATATAAGGCTCCTAAAGATTGATTTTTTTAATAACTATAGCGGGCCTCTTTGGTTTATGGCTACTAATAGACACCTATTTAATTAACAGGTGGGGTAAAGATTTAGTAAACAGTATAAATAAGATTTACGACGGTTTAAAAGCGTTTATAGCGGTATATGTAATAGACTCGATAACTAACACAAATGGAAACGACAGCGACGACGACGACGCCCCAGAGGTTGAGGATAGGGGAGAGGCTTAAAAACAGTAAGTTTTTTAAATTTTTGAGAGATAAGGTTAAGCCTGTAGCGGGTGACGTTCTAGAGACTATAGGCGACGTGACAGGTATAGAGATTTTAGAGCGGGCGGGTGAAATAATTAGCGCCACTAACGACACGAATTTACTAGAGGAGTTTAGGACAAATTACGGAAAGTACGCCGCCGAGATCCTGGAGGCCGAAAAAAGTTTATACGAGGCTGAATTAGCCGACCGTCTAAACGCTAGGGTAAGGGAGTTAGAGTACACCCAGGCGCTAGGTCGCCCCGACTGGCTAATGAGCGCGGTAATACTTACGGGTTTGTTTTTATTTGTCGGGGTTATAGCCGTCTTATTATTTGTAGCAGTGCCAGAGCCTAACCAACGGCTAGCGGATCTAACCACGGGCGCGGTAATCAGTATAGGTACGTCTATTTTTGCTTATTACGTTGGATCCTCTAGAGGCTCGAGAACTAAACAGGAAGTTATAACTAAATTTTTAGGTAATGGCTAGCCGAGATCTAAACGACGCCGACAAAATTTTAAGAGACGCGTATATAAAGGCGGCTAAAATATTTACCGAAAAATACCCAGAGGTAACGCCTGTAGTTACGTGTACGTATAGGAGCGAAACCGAGCAAGCCGAACTATACGCCCTGGGGAGAACTAAGCCAGGTAAGATAGTTACTCAGTTAAAAAAGGGTAGTAAACACAATACCAAACCTAGCCAGGCTATTGACGTGGCCTTTAAAGTTGGTAAGGATATAGACTGGGACGTAAAACATTTTAGGAGGTTCGCCGAGATCCTGTTATATTTGGAGCCGCGTATAGAGTGGGGGGGTCACTGGAAGAAATTTAAGGACTATCCACACTTTGAAATTTAGTCTCATACATTTATTAAGGTTAACGCTGAGCCCCTGTAACGACGGGGGCTCTGTCGTTTTATAAACAGCCAACATGGTACTGTTAAAAAACTTTTTTACTTTTTTTCTTGCGCGGTGTTTAGTTTGTTCTACATTTGTACCCACAATAACAAACAAAACCAATGAAAACAAAAAACGAAATTTATCAATCCTACACTTTAGGACAAAACGAGCAAGTAGTATGCATAGAAAATTTTGACTGCTATTCTTACAAAGTTTATGCGGTTTATGTGAACGGGCAATATGATAGGAGAATAAAAGTATCAAAATATTAAATCAAACGAGGGGCGCGGCTCGACAACGCGCAATAAAACAAGTAACCAATAAATAATTTATATGACCACAGAAACAAGGTACTACCGTACTAAAGAGAGTTTTAACAAGGCTTGTAAGGCTCTCAAATTAAAACCCACTAGCGTAGACTTTAGCGGCGGCGAAACTGTCGGAGCGACAGGATACCTAACAGGACAGACAGTTAAAGTTATTCTAGTACTAGACGCTAACGCCTGGAATGAGGCCCCTAACTATCAAAAATTTTAAGCCATGAACGAACTAACTAGCCCATATAATAACGAGCGCTGTATATGTAGCGACAGCGACCAGTTAGAAAACAGAGCGGCCGCGGACGCTAAGGAACTTTTAAAACAGTTAAGCGTAGACGTGGCCAACTCATTAAAGTATATAGGTCTGGCTATAGGCGAATTTCATGCCACTAACCACTATATACTCAATAACCCTAAGTTAAAGGCTGAGTTATTAGTTATAACTAGCCGCTACCTGTGCGACCTGGATAGCATGAATGTAGAACTATTAGAGTCTGTATCCAACGAGATCGTAGAGAATGTTACTAGTAACTGTCCTTATTGCAAATTTTAACCCTTAAAACCTATAAAATGAAACACGTAATAACTACCAAAGTAGAAACGTCTAAAGAGATAGACGTAATAACTCCGTCCTACTTTAAAAACGACGGTATATATTATAAATTCACAGAGGATAACGGTACCTTATACGTTATCCGCCTGTGTGTTTACGATCGGTACCAGAGCCTAATTAAAACTACTACTATAACCCCCGACTGTTTCGGTGAGGAGATCACGGCTGAGGAGTTTACTACAGAGTTTACCAAATGTTTAAACCGTTTAGCGCTATGAAATCTATAACAGTACCCGCTATAGTTTTTAAACTTAGCCTAATTATTAACCTAATTTTTTTAATCTACTTTTTTTATGAGAACTAGACAGGAATACGGCCCAGGATACCTGGAGGCCCTACAAAGTTTTACAGCGCGCCTAAATACTGAGCCGCCACAGGAAAGCCTAGACCGTACCCCAGACGGGCGCGCGGCTACCGTTCTAATCAGTCATATAGAAATGACTTTAGATGAACTCTTTTTAGGCCAATGGTCTACTACTAACTTTACCTGGAGCGCTATAGCCAACGAGGTACAAGGTGCCATAACTTTAGAGGTCGTACACCCCGTAACAGGGGAAAAATTAACGAGACAGGGGGCGGCCTCCGTCGTTATCATGGTAGACAAATTACCCGAGGAACTTAAAAACGACCCCCACGCCCGCAACCGTTGGGCACTGAGTCCCGAGAATAAAAAACCTAACGCGCTAGATATGTCGTTCCCTAAGTTAAAGGCTGAATGTCTTAAAAACGCCGCTCAGTCGTTAGGTAAAATCTTTGGCCGTGACCTTAACCGTGCTAAGTCGGACGTGTATAAGCCGTTTAAGATCCAAAGTAAAGAGCCCAGTTATATGGCTACGTTAGAGGAAAAAATAGCCGAGGGACTGTCTCCCTGGGAACTTAACCAGGCGCTATCTATTTTAGGTAACCTGGTTACTCCAGACCAACGCACCCGCCTAGAAAATCTAATGGCAGAACAAACTAAACACCTTAACCCTTAAAAATTATAATCATGTTACAAGACCTATTGAATAAATTAAGCCGAGAGATACCCCAGAATACGGCCGCCTGGGACAGGATCCGTCTAGGACGTTTTACAGCCTCTAAAATATGGCAACTAATGAGCGAACCACGTAGCAAGGCGGCCAAAGAGGCGGGCCTGTTTAGTGAAACTGGAGAGCGGTATATAGCCCAAACTATAGCCGAGGAACTAACAGGGGTACCCGTCGAGGAAACCTGGGGGCGCGCTATCGACTGGGGTAATGAATACGAGGAGGAGGCAATTTTAGCGCTAGCCGACAAAATGGGAGTAGAGAAACCCGAGTATATACAGTTTAAACCCGCCTTTACTCTGTTTAACGAATACTCTGGAGGTAGCCCAGACGCTAAACTTTATCTATCCGACGGTAACGGAGGCTACAGGTGGGTAGGGGTGGAAGTTAAATGTCCGTTTAACTCTATAAATCACTTTTGGCACTCCCAAATAATAGACGCTGAGACTTTAAAAGAGATAGACTCTACCTATTACTGGCAAGTTTGCCTAAATATACTTTGCCAACGGGCGGCTGAGTGGGTTTTTTGTAGTTACGACCCCCGCTATCCAGATGGTAAACGGGTACACTGGGCTTTTATTTACCCGAGCGTGGACGATCTAACGGCTCTCTGTGAGAAAATAGATAAGGCCTGGGCGCGCCGCGCTGAGGTAATGGCTAAATTTATGGAATACGACAGCGCTAACGAACTTTATAAACCGAAAGTATGAAAAAAGAATATAGGACAGAGGAGGTAAAACTAAGACTAACGCCCTCGGAAATGAATAAACTTAAAAAACTCAGTAAGAGCGGCACTATAACTAAATATATCAGAGAAAAATTATTTAAATATGAAACCCAGTAAAACCGAAACTATAAAGTTTAGACTAACCACAAAGCAAAAGGCCGCTATATACGTGGCGGCCTCTCGGGAAAATACAACGGTAACCCAGTTATTACGCCGAGCCCTAAATAAATATTTATCTGTAACTAAATTTTAAGCGTTTTAAAGCCATGAAAAAAATTAAATACCCAAACATACTACCCGCGCACTACGAACTAATTAAAAGCGCTCCAAATGAATTTTACGGGGTGCTATCGTATGGAACTCTAAAATACATTTACGAGGAGACGTTAATAGACATACCTAACGAATGTCTGGAAACCTGGTTAAAGATCCAGGCAAAAGTAGACAAAGCGCGACGGTGCCAAGAATACGGTAAAAGAGGAGGCTATTACCTACATAAAAAAGAGCCTATAACCGACGCTACTAGCGTAACTAATAAGGCTAGTAGCAACGAGGAAAGCCCCGTAAAACCTCAAAAGTTAGTGGAGTCGCCCGCGCGCGCGTTAACTACTTCTATTAGTAATATAAATAATAATATAAATACTAATAATATACTAAGGGAAAAAATTGAAACGAAAAAAGAAAAAAGTTTAAAAGTTACTAACACGGCTAAAACGCCCGAGTTTATACCTCCGACTATTGACGAATTAACGGAGTTTTTTACCTCTAACGGCTACACAGCGGAGGCGGCTACCAAATGTTACCACTATTACGCGGACGGCGACTGGATAGATAGCCAGGGCCGACCTGTCCAAAATTGGAAACGTAAAGTACGGTTTAATTGGTTTAAACCCGAATATCTACAGGTTAAAGGATCAGTATATACACGCTCACAATATCGACCCGCATGAAAAAACAGACAGCAATAGAGTGGTTATTACAGGCGATTGAAGGTAAAAACGGAAAAGAATTTTCTTCTTACTATTTAGAATTTATCGAACAAGCCAAAGCAATGGAAATGGAGCAGAAAGTTGAAGCATATTCGCACGGGTGGCACGATGGACAGGATGTTATATTACAACAAGTAAAACATATTGATAAAGGTGGCGATGATGCTGGTCAAAAATTATATAACGAAACATACGGAGGCGACAAATGAAACCGACCACAGAAATAGAGGAGGGCGTACTAGGTGCCGTATTACTAGACCCGACCTGTTTAAGTCTTATTTACGATAGGTTTAAGCCCTCCAGGTTTATCGACCCGCGTAACCGTGCTATATGTGAGGCTATACTAACTTTATACCAGGAAAATAGCCCTATAGACCTCATTACAGTACATAACAAGGTAAAAGAAGTACCGACTAGTTACATAGCCTCGTTAACCAACCGTATAGCCTCCACTGTTAACGTCGAAAAATGGGCGTTAATTTTGGCTGAGTATCATTTACGGCGGGAAATATTACAGTTATCGGTTAACATAGGTAGCAAAGCCCAGGACGAAAGCGGCGACGTGGTGGACTTGTACACGGAAACGCTGAGCCGCCTGGAGTCGATCTATAACGACACGGCGCAAAACGTCCCGCTACATATAGCCAAAAGAAACCCCGAAGTAATTAAGGCGGTAATAAATAGGGGAACGGCGGGCGACAGTCTTATAAAAACGGGGTTAAATTCGGTAGATCACATAACGGGTGGTTATATGCCTGGAGATCTAGTATACCTAGCGGGGCGCCCTGGTATGGGTAAAACAGCCATGCTACTAAACCAGGCGCTACACATAGCAGAAAACCACGGGCCTATAGTTATTTTTAGTTTAGAAATGGCCGCCCCGCAACTAATTTACAGACTTAACAGCCAACTGAGCGGGTTAAATACTCAGCACCTATTAAAAAATAAACTTAACCCCCACGAATTTAGTTTATACGCGGCCGCTAACGAGAAACTAGACAAATTACCTATCTTTATCGACGACAGCGCGGCTCTAACGGTGCACGATATACGGGCCCGTACGCTACAGTTAAAAGCAAAGCACGGAATAAAGGCGGTATTTATTGACTATATCCAGTTAATACACCCAGGTAAAAAGAGTAAGGAGACACGAGACCAGGAACTAAGCCAAATAAGCCGCCAACTGAAACAGTTAAGTAAGGAGGCGGCCTGTCCTGTAATCTCATTAAGTCAATTAAGCCGAGGCGTAGAGTCTAGATCGGATAAACGGCCCCTACTTAGCGACCTTAGAGAGTCTGGATCTTTAGAGCAAGACGCGGACTCTGTTATATTCCTATTTAGGCCCGACTACTACGGGCACGCCGTAGACGATCGCGGTAAAAGCGTGGCGGGTATCTGTGAGTACATTATAGCAAAGCAACGTAACGGCCGCACTGGTATAGCGGAGGTATCTTTTAAAGCGGAAACCATGCAATTTACAGACTATGCAGACCCATTTTAAGATGAGAAAATGTAAAATTTGCGGGGAACGGTTTAAGCCGTTTAACACGCTACAGCGAACCTGTCTACAGGCGTCCTGTGTACTGGAGAACTCAGCCAGGGTAAGACATAGGAAAAAAATAGAGGAACTGAGAGAGCGTACTAAAACCCTATCGTACTATAAAAAACAGTTAACCCAGGTATTTAACCGTTTTATACGGGCGCGCGACAAAGGTAAACCCTGTATATCATGCCAGAGGCCACTAGGTGAATTTTTCGACGCGGGCCACTACTTTAGTCGGGGGGCGTACCCCAACCTAGCATGGACAGAGACTAACGTACATGGACAGTGTAGACACTGTAACCAGTACCAGAGCGGTAACTTAATTAACTACTCTATAAATCTACCCTACAGGATCGGAGCGGAGGCGTATAACGAACTAATTAACCGACGTAACGAGCCGCCTAAAAAGTTTACTAAACAGGAAATAATAAATTTAATTAAAACCTATAAAATGTATGGAAAATCTAAGTAAAAAGTACGACGCGGAAACGCTAAACTATCTCTATTACCTCCGTAACTACGCTCTAAACCTGGAGCGGTTTTTACACGCCGAGACTGAGGAGAGTTTTAAAAACATTTACCCCGAATACATGGACGCCACGCCTAAACGTATACGGCTACCTTTAGAGTTAACCGACGCGCTGAGGATCCAGGACGAAATAGAGCGGGTTAATTTAAGGATACGCGAAATATCGAATTTTAATAGCCATGACTAAGGGGGCCCTAGACATACATAAAACCTGGTACGAGATCCTAGTAAATTATACTAAACCCTACGACAGGTACCAGGTGGCGCGCCGTTTAAGTATGGAGGTACTATATCTGGAGGCTAGCGACATAGCAACCCCAGAGGAGCGAAAAAAAGAAATTCAGAAAATGATTATAATTTTAAGTGAGTTAGAATGAAACCACACGTCGAAACCTGGTTAATTAACCTAAAAAACGGGAATATACAGACTAAAACCGAGAGGGTACTAGCGTATATTAAAAATAATAGCGGTTGCACTATTATAGACATAAAAGAGGATACGGGTATAAATCACCAGACCGTAACAGGTGCGCTCTCCCAGATCATGGACGCGGGGCTAGTGGAGAGGATCGGTGAGAAACATATTAACGGGAACGTATATAGTAGCCTAATGTTTATACATGATAGCGAAAAAAGGGCACGCCTGGTTAAAGATAGAGAGGACGAAAGGCTAGCAAAGTTATTAGCCACTATAGACGACCTAGCCCATAGGCTCCCAGAGATCCAGAGGCATATTAACTTGTTGAAAATTAAAAACGCCCCGCCACAGTTAGGCTTATTTAGTAGTGGTACCTTTGCTTAATTGTTTATAATTGTGTAAATTGTTATTGGTGAGCCCTGGAAACGTCTAGGGCTTATTTTTTATACGGCGTAACTGTATTTACCGTAGTTAGGTCTTACCTCGAATAACATCCTCATCATAACCATATCGCTATAGTCTGGGCTAACCCCATGTATACGCGCTATCTCCTCCTTACTAGTTACTGTTAGTTTACCGTCCTGTTCTGGGCGCCGTCTACGGATCATATCTAATTCTTTAACCAGGACGTTTTTTTCAGTAATAGGGAAAAAAATAAGTCTTTTTTCTATTAACTCGGCTAGTTTATAATAACACTCACTTTTGAGGTTAGGGTATCGCTCAGCATGGACGGCCCTAGATCCGTTAACGAACCCTCGGCAACCTTTGATAGCGTCAACGGCACCCCCGCCGACGCCGTCCTCATCTATAACTACGTTTCGGGCCTCTATTTTGTATCTACTTTTTAGCGTTAAAATAGCGTCTACGACCTCGTTAACACGCGCACGCCGCAACTCATGTACGTAAATAAGGCTTAACCCAGTCCAAACCCCTATTACCGTCCTGTCTTTACCCAGGCGGGCCACGTCCGCGGTTATATACCTCTCACCCGTTGGGGTGTTTTCTCTAAAACACGCTAAAACGTCGTCAACCTTAAATAGCACGTCTAGAGTCTCATCATACTCCCAGTCGCCCTCTAATAGCCTTTTACGGTCTACGTCTGGTAAGCGGGCTAGAGTTTCCTGGTAAGAGGGGGGTAAGTGTGGGTTATCTGTTACCTTAGATTGAATAAAAGCGTACATATCGGGAAGTACGCCTTGTTTCCAAGGGCTATAGAACTCATTATATAACCAACCTTTAGACGGGTTACAAGTCATTAACCCTTTAGGGGGTAACCCGAACTCGTTTAATTTATACCTAACGCGGCTTCTAACTATGTCGATAGCCTTTTTGCTAACCTGGCTAGCCTCGTCACAAAACCAGTCTGTAATTTCTAAACTCCCCAGGTCGTCGAAATTCGGATCTGAGGGGTAAAAAAACAGATCCACTAACAGTATCTCACTTTTATTATAAAAAGTAATTACGTTAGTTTGCCCGTTTATTACATAGTGCTCTATAGCGCGTAGCCCGCACATTTTAGCGACCTCAAAAAATGTCTGTAGGGTGGTTTTTTTTAAGGTATCCAGTTTGGATCTACCTATTAGGCCGCGGGTACCTGGATACTTTAGGCGCCGCTGAATTTGCCAAAAGCAACCGAGGAAACTTTTAGAGCCCCCCGCCGCCCCGCCGAATAAAACGACCTCAGCGGGGTTTTCTACTATGAGATAGCGTAGACACTCTAACTGTTTAGGTAATAGGTTTACAGCCAACTGTCCTCTGTGCTAGTTTGTGTACTGGGAGCGGAGCCCTGGTTAAAGTCGCTAATAGACAGGCTGTAAAATTTACCCGCCTTACCCTCTTTAGTCCACGCGCTCAGCCTTAATTTTTTACCGTTTACTATTATATTACCTGTTAGGTCGGGGTGTTTATCGGAGGTTTTTTTATTGTTTTTAAATAAAACCCCTGTATTTTCTTTATCCATATTATTAAGTTAGTTTAATTTGCTCTATCGGTACGTTGGTTAACTCAGAAATAGACACTATATATTTAGCCTTAATTTTTCCAGGGTTTTTGATCCAAAAATCTACCGTCCAACGGCTAACCCCCATAGCCTCGCTAAAGGCCCTTTTACTCTTAAAACTATCGTATATAATACGGTCTAAACTTTGTTTGTACATAGTGTAGGTTTTTATCTACATTTGTGCAAATATAGTATAGTTTTCTCTACTTTTGGATAGTTTGACGCGCGAAATAAATAAACACTATAGCCTTTGGAGGTCACACGCTAAAGGGTTGGCTAAAGGTGACCCCGTTAAAGGTGACGACCTACTCAGTGAGACGCTATTAAAGTTATTAGAGACAGCCAGGCCAACGGCTGAGAGGTTAGCCGAGGAGGGAAAACTATACTGGTACGTTAATAGGTGCCTCTACTTTATGGCTATAACGAAAAATAGCGCCTATAATAAAACGCGGGTGTTTAGTTTACACTGGGACGCTGAGTACTCTATAACGGATCTAAAAGAGGAAACCTGGTTAGGATCGCGCCTGGATACTGAATACATAGACGCCTATACGGCTCTAATGGGAGAGGCTGAGGCTATTATATTACGCCTCTACTCACAACCTGGCTTTAGTTATCGAAAAGTTAGCATAGATACAGGAATACAAATAAGAGACCTCTATAAATTAGTGGAGGGTGCAATAAATAAAATTAGAAAAAATGTCCAAATTTCAGATAGTAGCCCCCAGAGAGGTAAGAGATCAGCGGCGGCAAATTTGCCAGGGCTGTAAACACTATAAGCCCCTGTTTAGATCTTGCGGCACGTTAATAGTTGGCCGTAAACTAACTCCAGAGGAGGAGGCCGAGGCTAGAGCCTCTAACCTGGTTACGCGCAACAAACAAAAATTTGAACTTTGCGGGTGCTTCATGCCTGTAAAGTGGCGTATACCCTGGGTAAGTTGTCCGCTCCAAAAATGGGGGTTACACGGGTTAACTGAGGCCGAAATAGAGCAACTAAAAGAGTTTTTAGACAGCCTACCTAAAAATGAATTACCGTCTAAAGAGGTAACGGAACTATTTACCTGGGCGGGACGGATCCGAGGTACAAAAGTTACAACGTGCGGGGAATGTGTTAAGAGTATTATACAGGAAATGAGAAAAAACCTAGAGGAGTACTATGGAAAAAATTAGTTTTGACTTTGACGGTACACTAGACACCCAAAAGGGTAGGGAACTAGCGAAAAAATACATACTAGAGGGTATACCCGTCTATATAATCACAGCCAGGAACCTAAGAGCAAGCGCTGAGGTATACGACACGGCTAGAAAATTAGGAATACCGAGGAACCAAATTTATTTTACTGGAGGCCGTGACAAATGGCACACGGTGAAACGCCTAAAGATAACCCGCCACTACGACAACAACCCTAAACAGATAGACCTAATTAACCAGAACACCGACGCCGAGGCGTTAAAACTCTCAGCGGCGCTAAAAAACTAAAACTATGCCCATACCAACACCGAACCCAGAGGAGGAAAAAACAGCCTTTTTAACGCGCTGTATTGACACACTAAAAAACGAGTACGATCTAACCCAGAGGGTCGCTATATGCTATCGTGAATGGGAAAAAACCACTAAAAAATAAGATAAAAAATGGAAGTTTTTAAATATATTTTCCTGGTAGCCTCTGCCTGTATCGGTCTAGGACTATTATTTATAGCGCTAGACACTATTAGCAATACTCATAAAATTGACGACGACGAAGAGTATGAGTGAACACGCTATAGGTAGGTTTTATATGGAAATCTATAACGAGGAAACCGAGGGGCTAAAAACAGCCAAAGTAATAGCCTCCTACGACGGAACTAAGGGCCGCGGTTTATGTACCGTATTTTGCACGGTCGAAATATTACCCCTAGTACGCTATAACTGGGCACATGGAAACCTAGATCACTGGATCAATACGGAGGCTTTTTACTGGGAACCCATAGGTATAATAGAATACAATACCCCTAACACCCACGATATAACTATTAAATTTAGTTATCCACGGGTTAACCTGTCCGAATTTCCTAACTACCACCACGGAGCGAACTAATGAGACCGACTAATAAGGCTTATTATATAGTTTCATTACCAGATATAACAGGTACTAAAGATTATACCCCTATATATAGCGAACCTATAGACACCTATAGCCAAATGATAGAGGCTAGTAGGTTAACCAAAGTAGAGCACTACGTTATATATTGGGACGGATATAGGGAATATGTAGTAAGGGCTTAAAGAAATGTTAAAATAAATTGAAATGAGCGACGAAACTAAGTTAGACGCGGACGGGACACCTAAAAACGTGGATCCTATTTTATTACCCGACGACATAACGACTGAGGATATAGAGCGCGTACAAGCGGAGATAGACGCGCCCAACCCCCGCGACTATCATAAGGAGTGTAAGGCGATATTACACGGGTCGAAAATTAAGGATCCATATAAACGCGCTATGTTACGCGCCCTAGAGAAAAATTTAGGTATAGTAACCGAGTCGTTACGGCGTACTGGTACCACGCGAAACCAACATTTATTTTGGTTAGAGAACGACCCAGACTATGCCGAGGCCTATAGATCTATAGAGGAGATAGCGCTAGACTTTGCCGAGGGACATTTACACAAACTAATAAAGGAGGGTAGCCCCGCCGCTACTATTTTCTACCTTAAAACCAAAGGTAAAAAACGCGGTTATGTCGAGCGCCACGAATTAACGGGAGCGGATAACCAACCTATTATACAGATCATAGGAAATATATAACCTTAAATAGTTTTTAAATAAATGGCTATTACTATATCCATACCGAAAAATAACGCGGGTATAACCCTCCAAAAGTTTGTAGCCTATCAGAGCGGGCGTAACGAAGTAGAGAGAGTTATGGCCGCTACAGGACAGAGCCGCCGCGTAGTGGAGGGGTTTAAAATGAGAACCTTAAACGAGTTAATAGATACTTTTGATAACGCTATAAAGGTCGGGGTACCCATGCACCAACAAACGGTAGTAATTAACGGGGTACGCCTGGGCTTTATTCCAGATCTAAACGACCTCACACTAAGAGAACATATAGACCTGGATACATACGCCCAGGAAATTTGGACTAAGGACGGTAACAATTATACCAACCTACCTAAGTTAATGGCTATACTATTTAGAAGGGTAACGGATATTTTCGGAAACTATTACCGTATAGAGCCCTACGATAGTGAGCGGGTACGCGAATACATAGACATAGTTAACCTATTGACTATGGACAAAGTTAACGGCGCCCTGGTTTTTTTTTCGACTATTGTAAAAGAGTTAGGCAAAAGTGGAGCCGAGTATTTAACGGAGGCGCTGACACCAACGACGACGGAGGGGACGGGAATTATGGACACGGAGCGGGGTTAGTAAGATACGGTTGGTTACACGTAATAGAGAGTTTAACTGAGAGAGATATAACGAAATTTAAAGCGGTTTTAGACTGTCCCGCGGCTGAGGTATTCACACACCTAACCTACATGGCAGATTATACGGCGTTACAGAAACAACTAATAAGACAGGCGGCAAATGTTTAACCAGGTAAGTTACAACGTAGTAATAGAGAGGCTCAAGGCTTTTGCTAGCGGGCACCTACTTATAAAGCAATTTACACACGGCGACCCCGCTAATATATTCCCAACGCTAGGGGAGGAGGATTACCCGCTCATGCACGTAACACCTACCCAGATAGGTTGGGCTACAGGTGAGCGCTCTTTTAGTTTTACCATAGTATTCGCCGACATACCCAGAGATAAGGAGACAGTAGCGGAATACCAGAGGGAAATAGTTAGCGACTGTTTACGGTTGGCTGAGGATCTACTAGCGGAGATTAAAAACGGCGGGGTAATTTTTGGCCAGGA